CGGCGCCGGCTAACACGAGCGGAGCAAGACCCAACAATGGATTAATCAAACTCACCAATGCGCCGGCCATTCCAAGAATTGCTCCGACACCGGAACCAGCAATCGCTCTAAAAAAAGACCCAGTTTCAGTATATGCATTCATAACTTTGTCAGTAACAGTGACCAACTTTTCTATAAAATCTGTAAAAGCATCAATCAATGGCGCAGAAACCGTAATCAGCCTGAGAAACTGCTGCGCCAATCTTTTTAGTGGATCTTGTGCTGCCATAATGGCCTCATTGAATTCCTCTTGTCTTTGGGCCTGAAGTTTCATATTCAATTCATTTGCTGCAATATCACCCAAACTAGCGTTGAAGAATCGCGCGGCTTCATCGACTGATTGGAACCCGGCTGCTTGTGTAAGGGCAATCTTCTCGAATCTGCCCAATTGTTCAAAACTTCGACCGGTCGCATCAAACTGCGCCTTGATCATGTTCAGGCGATCCTCATCAGATGCCATCAACAATTCAGTGGTACTCAATTGCATGCCCATCAATGCATTTAACTGACCAGCAACGTCTGCTGCTCCAGTAAAAGTGTCCATCTTCTGGGACATAGTAAGCAGAGTGTTCATAGAGATCCTTGTCTCTTCAGCAATTGCCTTCATTCCTAGGAACACATCTTCGGCACCAGTTCCAAACTTTCTTAAATCCGGAAGTGCTTGATTTAATTCTTTGATTCCTGCGGCCATTCCGCCCATTGTGTTTCTGGATGCCAAGCCAACACGAGATATCATACTTTGCGAATCAACCAAGCCTTGCTCTAATCCTCCGGCAGCACTCGATAAAGAATTTACAATGTTTGCTGTGTCTGCTGTGTTAACTCCAATCAATTCCATGGAACCTGCAAACGCCGCTGCTTCAATCTGTAGATTGGAACTTAGACCAATGAAGCCGAAGACCTGATTATTTAAATCCGTCATTGCTTTCGCGGCTTCAGCAGTTCCCAAGCCATAGCGCATCAATTCATCGCGTGCGCCAGCGAGTGATTCAGTTTGTCTCTCAATGCCACCGGAGTTTTGTGCGACTTCATATGTTGCTTTTCTCACATCATTTGATATCTTTAAAAACACCGCTCCCAAAGCCAATGTCGCCTCAACGGCCATTTGGGCTAAGGCTATATAACCGGCTGGGCCTAAAAGTGCCCTTGACGCGACAGCGGAGAAGCCCTTCATTGATGTACTGGAGCCACCCAATCCTTTAACGATCTTTCCAAATGTGGAGCCACTCATCTTACCGGTCAAGCCAATGCTGTTGGCAAGTGACTCAAAAAGTTTATCGGAGGCTTGCAATTCTGTTGCTTGCTGTCTAGATGACCGAGAGGCGGCTTGCTGTTCTTTTTTTAGTTTGCGAAGTTCGTCGATCTGCGCCTGAATTGCATCTTTGTTGGCCCCCGAGGCATCTCTCGCTCCTAAAAGTGCCGCTTCTTGAATTTCTAATTGCTTGACCAGAGCATCACTAGCATCTGCTGCACTATTTAAGGCTTTTACCTCATCCTCAATTTCTAAAAAATTCTTTTTTAATGAGTCGGTTGCATCATCTAGAGAGCGGCTCATTTTACTAGTTACATCAGTGATTTTCGTCTGACTGATTCCCAGATCCTGTAATTTTTTTGTCAGATTATCGGCATTATCCCCAATCATACTAAGAGAACTTGTTACCGACTTAAGTCGATCCTCAAGACCAGTAAAACGCCGGTCAGCATCTTTAATCGCCTGCTCTAAGGCCGCTTTCCGTTTTCGGAGTTCTTCTTCTGTAGCCATAAATTATCTCCTAATGGTCGAATGGCCACTTGACACCAGTCGTTCTCTCAAAGTTAGAGACAGCATTTTTAAGATTTGATCTAGATTTAAATGTTTTTGGATCGTTCAGACCAAAGTTTCTATATGCCTCAACATAGGACTTTTCACGCTTCATTGCACCAACAAATGATCTGACCTCGGCAGGGGTTCCAGTTATTTTGACGGGAACTGCAAAGGAATCGCCCAGCAGCATACCCAAAATTCTCTTGACCCATGTCTGAAGGAAGAGGCCAAGTGCCTCATCCATCTTACGCATCTTATTAAAATTAATTTCAATTGGAACCAAATCTTTATCTTGCATGAAAATGTACCTCTGAATAAATAGTATTTTGATTAGAAAAGAAAAAAGCCGGCATCAGCCGGCTGCAATTACTTCTTTCTGGCCTTTCTAATCTCTCTTGCCTCGTCCTCAATTTGCTTTGCCAGACGTTTGACAAACCAGTTTCTTAAGTTAATCGGCAGATTGTAAGACTCGAAAACGCTCCATCCACCATGATATTTCAATAAGAAGAACTGTTCGTAGATCGCCTCTTGATATTCATCGGTCAGGCCAAAAAAATTCCGCATTCAGCGGCACTCCGATCGTGCCTTCATAGTCACACGCGGAACATTCAAAGTTCTGACTTAAATCGATGTCTGGTGTAACCTGCTTAAGAGCGTTACGGATATAACTGGAATCTCTGGCTGGTGCCTTTTCGGCAAAGGAGCGAAGATATTGTGGATCGGTCTCGCCATTGACAGACACGACAACCTTCATCAATTGCTGCGTGATGATTCCGGTAGCACTTCTCCTTCTTTTGGCGTCGGCAAGAAGGACTGAAAAGTGTTTCTCGTCGGCACCAGACATTGGCCTAAATTCTACTTCCGCGCCGCAGAGCGGTGCTTTAACCATGAATGTGCCATTGTCTGTTGGTCGAATTTCAGAATTATCGTAATCATCGCCATTATACACAGTGTGATTAGACAGGCTAAAATCAAATCGGCTAGCCTCTCCGCATTTTGGACAATTAACAGTGGTGTTGTATCGATCCCCATAGCCGGAAACTCGCGCGGCGATGATGATTGCATTCTTGTCACCAACCAGCATGCTGTCTGGTTTGATATTCTTATTCACTAAGACGCTTTCTAGAAATTTCTCAATGACCACATTCTTTTTAATATAGTTCTCGTTGAGGAGAATATCCTCTTCTTTTGCGGTCATAAAGCGAATCTCAACACTTTCCGATCCGTAGAGTGGATGACCTTGGGGGTATAATGCCCCTCTTGACGGTAAATCGACCATTTCTGTTGGTGCGATAAAGGAGAACTCGTTTGTGGGTGGGGTACCTGTATCTTTATTACCCTGGTTTACGCCCAAGCGTTGCGAATTATTTCTTGACAAAAATCACCTCTATATGGAAAAAGTTTTAAATGTAATGTGTGAATACTCAAATGTCACATCAAAAGTGTGGATGTTATCAGTGTCATAATTGACACCAGAAACTCTAACAGCAGACAGTACAGGATCGACCAATTCGTATTCTGATGTTGGGTTTCCGCTAGGAGCAAGTGTTTGGATCGTAACCCCACCAATCTTGCGACTAACGGACTGATTATTAATCATAATCGACTCAATATTATCACTAGTTGGCGTGCCGGAGGACTCATCCGCACTTTGTGGGTTGTACCCAGAATCATACAATACTTGAATGAATTTAAAGAGTGTTGATTGCTCTGGATTCTCATTGGCATCGTTAACAAAGGATATTGTTACAGGATCCCATCTAACTCTGGCTTGCTTTTTGACAGGATCATAACCAGTACCATCTTGATTTAAGTCTCCGCCGATGTTTTCCGTGCTATAACTGGGCAACGGATCGACAGAGTTAACGAGGAATTGTGCTCCTCCCTCCAAATTCTCGATCGTAACCAAGAACTTGCTCCCAATATTGGGATAGAAATTTGCACTTGTCCAAAAAGACATTATTTCCTCGAATTATATTAACTTGGTTCTGATGTTGATGGTGAGAAGTATGTGTTTGCGGCCGCGCCAAGACCCGTTGTGATCTCAGCCCAATCATAAGCAAACTCGACAGTAATGTTTGTCAATTCTTCATCATCATATGACAAGTCACTAAAACTAACATTTGCAATCATAGGATTGTTAAGGGTGTATGTTTCCAAAACGTTTCCAGATGAATCCAACTGTTGAATCGTAACAGTACCAATTGCAGCGGCCATCTTATCTTTTCCCAAAGTTTCGAAAAACTCAGGACCAGCGCCACTTCCCGGCCTTTGGGGAAGTTTGTAGCCTGCGTTTCGAAGAATTCTGAAAAGAACGTTCGCGGCATCAGGCTCAACTGGGTCCACAAGGGTAACAGAAACATTACTCCATGTGATTGAACCCGGAAAGTGGAAAGTGTGCCCAAGATATTTATGCGTACCCTCGTTCACTGTGAATCCGGGTTTGCCAGCCGATTTTGCGTACCAGATCGCACCATCATCAAATTCGCCCAGAATGACCTTAAATCGATAGTTTCGTTTAGGTTCGGTTGCGGTAGTCCAAAAAGCCATTTATTGTAATCTCCTGTTTCTAAGTATATAGTTTAGTCTTCGAAAGCAGCACCGGTACGGGTGATTACGAAGTCAATAGCAATGAACTCAATCGAGCGCGCCGGCTTCAAGAAAATCTTGGCATAGACGGCATTTCGGTCAATGAGATCGGGTGTTGTAGTAGTTTGATCGAGGATGACCTTGTACTCTGATAATCCAAGTCCAGACTTAACCTCGCTCAAGAAAGTGTTTGCACGGTTCCTGAAGCGTGACCATGTGACCTCAACATTCTGATCAAACAGGATTGTGGAAGCAATCCGGCTGATTTCCTTCTTGACGAAGATGAGCAAGCGACGAACGTTGATGCGGTCAAGGGCGGATGGAGTCACTTGAAGTGTCTTCTGGCCAAAGACCACGATGCCTTCGCTTGGGAATGTTGCAATCGGGTTAATGTTAGCGGCATACAACTTATCGCGATCCTTAGAGTTCAATCTCTGCTTGACACCAACAACTGGGATTCCACCAGCGCCAGTGCTCAAGCCACCACGATTGAAGCCGGCAGGAGCGAACCAAAGTTTGCTTGCTGCCTGAGAAGAGCCGAAAGTTCCAAGAGCCACAACCGATGGAGGACAATCGATGATTGCACCATTGATGTTGTCGCGAATCTGGACGTATGGGAAGAAGCAGCAACCATAACTTGAGTTAAGACCTCTGGCCTTAAGATTAGACAATGTGGTCGTGATGTTTGGTGCGCGATTAACATTTGTGTCTGTGTTTTCGCTAGCCAAGAGATAGTCACCCTTAAGGTCGATGATAGCAAGAGCATCACCGCGATCTTCACATGTTGAAATCAATTTTGCCGTCAATGTCTCATTTTGTACATTTGGCATCGTTGCAAGATTGAATTCAAACTCTTCGGCATCCGAAATCATATCGATTGCACGAGTGATTGTATGGAATGCATAGTTATCATCCTCACCAGCATCATCAAGTTTGCTGTTCCGGAAAGGCTCGACCTCAGTGATGTCAAGTCCATCAAATCCACCGAACAATGGAAGAGTAAAGCGATCCACTTCTTTCGTCTCAAGAAGATTATCTGCTCCACTAACCGCTGTCCAAGAAGTTCCAGCAACGCGAGAACCAGAAACATAGTATCCAATGTTCTCGTTTCCACCTGAACCGGTCATGACAATATCATCAAGAGTAAAGATGTAAGAGTATTCTTCACCATTTGAGAAGGTAGGCGTGAAGTTGTCGATTGAGCCACCCGGAGAAGCGCCCAGTGCGCGCACATAATCAACGTAGTCCTCATCAAATCGAGTACTTGTTGCAGTGCGAGTAGGCTGTGGTCCGAAATATGCATTCGACAAATCAGTCATGCCACCATCAGAGGCCGAAACGCGCAGAGCAAGACCTGGGAACTGATAAGAACCAGTAAATTTAGCATCGCCAACATTAACAAAGATTCCCGGGACGGTTGCCGTTCCCCTGTGGGGACCGACGTTGCCAACAAATGTTGACCCGGTGCCATCGGTGTGTGGGTTGCTTGACTGGAATGGGGCCACAACTGCGGATCCAGAGAACAAGGTAAATCCATTGTATCGAACAGGACCGTATGCACCGAATGGCAAGCATCTTGCATCAACAGTACCAGCCTCAACAGCGG